TAGTAATATTACCTACCTTCCTACCGGTAATGCTACTTTCTCTTAAATTTCCTTCTCCATCATCAATAATCGGCTCACCTTTATAGAGATAATCTACTTGTACGTAGTCTTCCTGATCAAGAATAAATTCAACTTCCGAACCTATTCTAAATGTCAGAGGTTCAACATGTGTTCCTACCATTTTATTTGGTAGTGAAAATACAACTGCTGTTTCTCCTAGCTGTCTTGAACCGGAGGTAAAAGAAGTCTCTATAAAATTATCAAAGGATGCAGTATTGTTTGTACCTGTTGATCCAATTGACCCGGAAGTAAAATTAGAGTAGTATAACTGCTGTATGCTCTTATATGTTAATACACCTAAACTCCCTTCATCTAATGAGAGGGAGCCGGTATATAAAGTATCTTGTGCAATATAGTAGTCTACTGCCATTTAGTTTCTGTTATAAGTTTATTCCAGATTTCCACCTGTCGGTTTAGGTGTTAAGTTACCTCCTCCTCCGCTTGGGGGAGCAGGTGGTGTTGCGGTTGGTGTAGGAGTAGGTGCAGGTTGTGCTGAACCTCCTGAGCAGCTTGATTGTTGTGTTACTCCTGAGATTGTGTCTAAGTTTTTAGAAGTGTAATCTCCTGCGTTAGAATCGTATGCTGCTTTATTAGTTACATTGTATATTTCACATATACCGTTTGTATCTCCAGAATACCTTGGTATTAATATATGTGACCATCCTGATAGATCTGTAGTTGTTTTAACAACCATATCTCCTAATACTCCGTCTCCTGCAAATATTGCTCCATCAAAACATTCTCTAACTGTGTAGTAGTAAGTTACAGGTGGACAGCCTGTTGCTCCAGTATCAGTTATACCTACTCCTCCTGTAGATGTATCGGTTGTAAAGCCGTCTACGATAAACGTATACCCTAGACTAGTATTTTCTACTCTATCTCCTATACTTAAACTAATTTGAGATGTATTTTGAGTTGATCTAAATCCTGGTGATTGTGTACCGTTCTCTTCACACTTGGTTAATGTGTAGTATAGAGGTAGTGTTTGTGTCGGTGTTGGTGAAACAGGTGCAGGTGCTGGTGTGCTAGGTGGTGTTGCAGGTGGAGTTCCTCCTGGTGTGCTAGGTGGTGTTGATGCTGGTGTGCTAGGTGGTGTTGCAGGTGGAGTTCCTCCTGGTGTTGATGCAGGAGTACTGTTTGGTGTTGATGCAGGGGTTCCTGTTGGTGTTACAGGTGGAGTTCCTCCTGGTGTTTGAGTAGGTGTTGGGGTTATTCCAGCTGCCTCAAAAGTAACAGTATCAGAGGTAGTAATACAAACTCCATTTGTACTGGCAACAGTGATACTAGTTGCTGAATCTGAAATTAAAAAAGGGTATCCAGATCCCGTACTGGTTAGATCGTTAAATCCTACAGTTACAGGTCCGTCTCCTGCGTTACTGGTTATCGAAAACGTGCTTGTGTTATCGTAACTTAGTCCTGTAAAGTCAATTTTTATGTTCTTTGTTGCCATTATTTATTATATTTTATCTTAAGATGCTGTTATTTTTCCTGTAAGGTCACAATTAGGCGGAGGAGTTCCTGTTGGTGTTGGTGTTGGTGTACTAGTAGGGGTAGGCGTTGATGTCGCCGTTGGTGTTGATGCAGGAGTACTAGCTGGTGTACTGTTTGGTGTTGATGCAGGAGTACTAGCTGGTGTACTGTTTGGTGTTGATGCAGGAGTACTAGCTGGTGTACTGTTTGGTGTTGATGCAGGGGTTCCTGTTGGTGTACTTGTAGGACTTACAGTCGGTGTTGGCGTTGCCGTTGGACTAGCCGTTGGAAAAGGTGTAGGAGCGGCTGTTGGTTCATCTAATAATATAGTAAAGTTACACGAGAGCGACTGCCAACTTACAGGAAATGTTTTTTCGAAGCATTTACCTGTTTGACAGGTTAATAGTGCTTCTCTAACATCCGGGTCTCTTACCACTACTACTGCTTTTCCTGTTCTGATTTGTCCTGCAGATATAAAAGCAGGTTGAGTCATAGTTACTTCACCTGTCTGAGAGTCTATATATGTTACTTTATAAACATGTGTATCGATAACCTCTGTACCGAATGCTACTTTGTTTATTTTAATTGTTTGAGCCATTTTTTCTCTTTATGTTGTTACTACCGAACCTGAAAGTATTATTTCGCATATATCTAAGGAAACGCCTTCAACTGCTACTAAGCATGTATCACCTAACGATACTCCCTGCACCTGAAATAAGTATTGTGGTGCTTCTACAAAACTTTCTATATTTGTACTAAAGCTAGCATAAGCAGGTAATAGTTTTACTCCAGCTGATTCTAGATCATCTCCGGATAACGTCCATCTTTTTTTTGCTACATATGTTGTAACAAATGCATCCTGCTTATTTAACTTTTTCCAAACACTCATTTCTAGTAGTCTAGTTTGATTCTAATAAGTGCTTCTTTTGTAAAATCTTTTAGTAACGGTGTTGATAGTTTACTTACTGCTAATAGTTCATTATTATCGTTGTACAATCCAACTGCTGTGATATAAGCTTGTGGAGTATCAATCATACTACTGTGTTGTAATTCTCCCGAACCTGAAATGTTAGAAGGGTTAGTTGAGTAATTGAACTCACTGTTACGTGCTCTAACAAATACGTAATTAGAAGATAGTGTCTCCTCTGCTCTTAACGTAAAGCTCTGTCCTGCTTCAATTGAATTAAAAAGTACAGATTTATTACCTTGAAAAGCTGAACCTGTTAGATCGTTAGTTAAATCAATAGTCGGTAAAGCACCGTCACTTTCTAATAAATCTCCATTGAGTACTACTATTCCAACATCTGGGTATAATTTACCGTATACTTTAGCATCACTGTATATCTGTCCTGCTGCCCCAGAATAAATTAAGTATTCTCTACCGCTATCTTTATATGTATCTACAGAAGCAGTCACACTATTGTCTGTAAGGGAAATACTGCTGCTATTTTCTAGTACCAAGGTTAAAGAACCTGGGAGAATTTTTTCTTTAAATCTCGCTCTTTCTACTGAAATGAAGAATACACTATTTGGTGTTGAAGTTCCAAACTGAAAGTCTGTGTTCTCATCTCCATTAATAAGGGTTCTATATTGACCGTAAATTGTAGCCGAAGGTGATTTTCCCGGAACTGCTGCATTATATGGTATTGACCCTGAACCGAATCTGTTACCATATGCAATGGAAAACTGAATTGCTGCTGCTTGGTCTGTAGAGCCTGTTTGGTAAACATTCCAATAATACTGTCCACCTGCTGAACCTGTACCGATTTGGTCTGGGTTGTAAGCGAATGTAGTTAGTGTTACTTGATTATTACTCCACGCTGGTGAAGAAATTGAATCTGAGCTTACTACTATATCTTCTGTATCGAATCTTTTGAATGCCATATCTCTTAGTTATTTACTTTTTGAATAGTTACCGGGATAGTTATTCTAGCTCCAGAATCTCTACCAATAAGTGTAATAGTAGTCTGTAGTTGTGTTCTTGTACCGAATAAAGTATTTACTGTTGTACCAGTTAGGTTAATAGAAGTCCCTATTACTGTCTTAGAAACGTTTGTCCCTACTGTAGTAGTACTGTTTAGTCTCTCAGCTTCCTCAGTATTAATACCAACACCGGTAAAGTTAGAAAGTACTCTTGTATCAGCAATCTGTGCTGTATACCCTCCTGTTTCGAAAGTAGAAGTAGCTCCTAAGTAGTTTAATGTTTGTGGAGTAATCGCTAGAGAAGCTCCTTGTTTTAAAACTATTGCAGAGTACCCAGCTTGTAAGATTGGTAATTTAGAAGTACCTCTTGGTAGGGTAGCAAGCTTGTATTTCATAATCTGATTCTCATCAGGGAATGCTTCTAGTAATGGCATATTTTCTATAGCCTCTCCGTAAAATGCCGATCCAGATGGGTGAGAAGGATTATACAAAGTGTAATCGATTTCATCATCGGATAAGGCAAATTGTGTAATCTTAAAAGAACCATCACCTCTAGCGAGTAGCTCTCTACCTTTTTTAGTTAAAATTGCATCGACTGTTACGACTGCGTTATTTAAATATCCCATTTTAAATGTTGTTTAATATAAATATATGATTTTTATTTTTAATTACAGGTTCCTACTCCATAAAGTATTCTTCCTTTAGGGCCTACTTTATAAATTTCACCGGATGCAGGAAAATATACCTTTTTATTTGATATTGTAATCGGTTTACTTCCTTCGTATGTATATAGGGTGTCACTATCTATAAACCGGATGCTTATTATTTCATACTGTCCGCTTCCAGGAGCGTTAAAAACTCCATCCATTGCTGTAGATGTTCCATCTATACCTCTTGTTACGGTAACGTTAAATATAGTTCTATTCCACCCAGTCTGTGGTCCAACTACGGATACTTTTGTTACCTCTACATAATCTACTTGTGTGTTGTTGGTTAAGTATACTATTGCTCCAGGTTTCAACTTATACACATTTTCATTTGGAATTGTAAATTCCATTTCTGTTTGTGTATTAGTTATAGAAGCAAAAGATGAGGTAGTTCCGTTTATAAATCCATCTAAACCTCCTCTAGAAGCAGTAGGGATTAAATTTGAACTTGGTTTTGTATTGTATGTTGAATCAAAACTTGCCTCAGTTATCACTAGATCGCTAAGGGACTGTGAACATATAGTACTGTTAGTAATAGATGTATTAAATATACTTGCATCAACCTGTATTAAACCTAGTGATGGATTTGTTCCGTAATCTGATATTGATGTCTTGCTCCCTAGGTACCTACCTGTTATGTTGGAAAGTGAAGAATAATTTGATTCAGGGAACTCAGCTAGGTTTGCAGTATCTTCTAATATATTAGTAATATTAGTAGGTACTATTGCATCGTTCTTTCTATCTACATCATATATATTTTTACCTCTTCTTATTTCAATTTTACCCTTATAGATAGTGTCTATAGCTGCTTGAGTTAGAGTTTCTGGTACATTATTATATAGCGGGTAAAATACTGAGTTTCTGAAGTCTAAAGAAACATTTTCATTAAAAGGTTCCAAAAGTATAGTTTCACAAACTTCTTCATTTGGTTCTTCTAGAAATTCAAATGGCACTACGTCCAAATAGTAGTACGAACCGTATTTAGTAACACTATTAATCTCCACTACAAAGCCAGGTCCTATTTGAATAGTTAGACCAGTAAGTTGATTTAAACTAGAATCATATGAACTAAGAGAACAATCGGTACGGTGGATAGTTATACCCTTAACTTGGTACAAATCATCTCTCAGGATTAGTATCTGTCCTGGTTCTGGTGTGTTTATTTTAAAATCTTCTAATGTCATTTGTTATCTATAGTATTAGATTTTTAACTACCCTTCTGATATTATTATGTCTAATTCATCTTCCGGGTTAACATTGTTGAATTGGTACGAAATAGAAGTAACAGGGTTATCTACTGCTATGAATCTTGTATATTCTACTGTGTTATTTCTTACAAACTGTATAGTTGTAAAATCTGCAACTGTTGAATCAGGTTGAGTTCTGCTAACTGTAGCTATCGAATAAAAGGAAGGGCTTGGCGCATTTCTAAGTTTAAACACACTTGAGGAGCAAGGAACTAGTGCACTAAATGAAGTTAACGGTCCACTTTGTCCGTTTGTATCGGTATATGTAGCTACATATGTCGGGCACTCACCTGCTTCTAGTACTGCTAATAAGACATTTAGCCCTATCTGGTATGTTTGTCCTACAGTTGTCGGAGTAGGAGTTGGAGTACCTGTTGGAGTAGCAGAAGGAACTATCACCGCATTAGTAGGGGTAGGTGTTGGAGTTTGAGTAGGTGTACTAGTTGGAGTTGGTGTTGGAGGTTCTTCGTACTGGATGATACCGAGTTTATATTTAACACCGGTAGAATATGCGTATTTAAATGGATTAATAGGGTAAAAATCTGTTTGTGAAACAGTGATTTGGCTTCCTGATAATTCTCCGTTAAATTTTGCTTGTTCTAATAAATGATCTTTTTTAGGGGCTATTCCTCCTGAAGTCATATAACTAGAACTATAGTTTGTAGTTTTTTCTACACTACTTCCAAATGATTTACCATGGCTGCCACTATAGTTTCCTACTGTAATTGAACCGGTTATAATATCATTAGTAAATGTACCTTGAACTTGTTTTACTTTATTTCTTTCAAGTAGGTGAGGTTTTACTACAATACCTGTTTCTGTGTTTGATCTAGCGGGTACAAAGTCTTTAACCATTTTAAATACTACGTTATCGTAGAATTTTAATAGTCTTGTAAACTCCTGTAGGTTATATGTATTGCTTTTTAGTATAGAGTTAGCTTGGTTATTTAATGCTTGGTAACTGCTCGAAAAAGCAAGACCTGGGTCTCCTATAATATCATCAATATTAAATCCGCTGGCTGTTAAAGCAGTGTAAATTTGATCATTTTGATATTCAGCTACTGAGTATCCTATTTCCACAGAGTGTACTTGGTCTGTAAACTCGGTTGGTCTTTTATTAATTGATGTATATATAGATAATGTACTACCGGATATAATACTTCCGGTACTGTCTATTTTAATATTGGCTAACGAACTAGTAGATTGTTGCTGTGGTCCTAAGTTAATAGAGCCGTCTGTTCTTTGCCCACCTTGAGTTCTAATATAAAGTCCTTTATGGGCTCCATCGCTGTTTAAAGTAGGTACACCAAAACTATTTAAAAGTACTCTTGCAGCTCTTTCTGTTCCTTTAGATTTTAAAAGTAAAGGTAAGTTATGGTACAGTCTTTTGTATACTTCTCTTCTATAATTTTCTTCGGAAGTAGGGCTAGTAGAAGCGGTTATAAATGTATTAACAACTTCTTCCCCTGGTTGGTAAAATTCACCGGTAAAAGTTTTAAATAGATCTTCGGTAGACTTATTGCTTGTGTATAACTTTAAACCAAAGTTTTTAAGAGCGTCTTGAATAAGATCTTTAGAAATACCTTTATCAAGTCTGTTATCAGCGTCGTACTTATCTGTTACAGCTTTTGAGTATATCCATAAGTTATCAAAATGCTGCCCTAACATATTTAGGAATACATTATAAGGTTCATTGTTAGAATCTTCTCTAAGGTATGTAGGTACAGTGTTTAGTAACCGGTTAGGGTTTTGTTGATCAAACAGTATTGCTGTTCCTATTTGAGTATTCCACCAGGATCCTGTTGCCGGTCCGGTAGTGTTTACATAGGGTTTTGTTGTATTAGATTTAGGCCATGATGTTGAACCGCTTTCATAGTATAGGTGTCTATCGTAATGGTCGAAGTTCTGAAGGATGTTGTTGATTAATCCTTCGTAATATGTATTGTCTACATTTAAACTACCGGTTGAATCTAAATAGCTTTGGTAGTTCTCTATAAGATCAAGTTTATATTTAAAGTTTCTTAATCTTTCGTCTGCAGATGAAAATTGAATAAAATTTTCGTAATCTGTATAGTCTATACTAATATTAATACTCTTCTCTTCAAACAAAGATCTTAACTCTCTATAAGTGTTATTTGTAGGAAAGTTAAATAGTTCTTCGTAGTTAAGGTATTGAGAAGGTATTGTACTCTCTTCAGAAAGATCTAGACTAAAATTCGGACCTTTAAGGTAAGGTACTTTTATTTCATCGGTAACTGATTCAGCTTCTATTTCAAAAGTAACTGTATCTGATATTACTTCTTCTAATGTTAGTATATCTTTTACGGTGTGTCTTGCAGGAAGAGGTTCGTATAATTTTACTATTACTGACTTACTGTTTTTATAATTTTGGGTACTAATATTAACCCCTATTAGTAGGTTATTTTTTTTAAAATTTAACCTGAAATCAGATAGGTAAGAGGTTGAGTTTAATTTAACCTGTATTGCTTCTACAAATGTAGTTATCTGATCATCTGTTAGCTTTGTTGTTAGGAGCCTTACTTCTGTTCTGTCCGGGGAGATTTCTTCAATGAAAAAGTCTACATTTGATTTTAACTCAGAAAATAAATTATCTAGGAAATTATAACTAAGTCTTATTCCCCCGTATTCGTACCCCAGATTTAAGGCGTCTTGTTCTGGGTTAAGTGTAAGTTTTGACGCACCTTTTGTCCCAGAGGTTTCTGATCCCTGTAGGTACGACTGGTCTACGTAATTGTGGTTAGATTCTAAAAGTTCTCCGTCTATAGAGTATACGTGAAGTTCTATATTATGTTTTTCAGGGATAAATACAGAGTTAATATCGTAACTAGTAACTAGCTCGACATCTCTACTTTGGTATTCCTGTTGTTCATTAGTAGTGTCTACTAAAAAAGTCTTATACGTTGTTTGCTGCATCTGTTATAGCCTGTGTCTGTATTTCAATCTTTTCTTGATTTATAACCAATAATCTTTCTCTAAGTTCTGTTATCTCATCTAGTAACGGTTGTACATCTGTAAGGTCTTTTTCTAAATCTACTAATTTAGAACTTTCTTTTAATAAGTAAGTATGTGAATTAGCTTCTCCTTCAATTGGAATCTCATAATATAATTTACTGTATAGTCTAAAAAATTCAGCTACAGTATCGTTATTAACTTCAACTACGGGATCTACAAATGTAGAAAAGTTAGAATCAACAACTTTATTAAATTCGTCCTTTTTTAGAACCGTCTTATGTATTTTTATTTCATTAGCCATTTCTAACTACCTTAAATACGTTATCTTTATTAATGACTGCTGTTGTTCCATCTATTACGGACTTAACTAATACCCTATAGTACCTCTCTGGTTGTAATCCATCCATGTATATATCAAAGTAGGAACCTTTTTCATCACAAGATATTTTTGTAAACTCGTCATCAAAAGGTATGACCATCTCTTCTGTAAATTCATCTTTCAACCCCCAGTATGATTCTTGAGGTAAAGCGTAATTAGTTTTGTATACTGAACTAGTTGTAAATGTTCTTACTGGGAATTTAGGTCTAGCTAGTAATCTAAATCTTTGTTTACCTATATCTGGATATTGTCCTTTATTATTGGTGATATCAATTTCGGCAATATCTGTTCCTAATACATCTAGGCTTCCAGTAAGGTATGAACTATCGTCCCATTTTAAGTCTAAAGTTGGAGGATATATTGTATTTGTATTTGCGCTATAAAATTTATGTCTAACAGAAGATGTAATATCAAACTCTATATCCGATGGAAATTTGAGTATAAATCCGTTATTTGATATACTTCCTGTATACATTAATTTAACTGCCTCAGTAACGTTTAAATCTAGGTCTACACTATCATTTACTTCAAAGCTTTGACTAGATTCTAAACTAATACCATTAGAACCTGTATACCAGTTTCCTCCTCCGGGATACCCTTCAAGGTACGAACCTGTAACGTAGGCTGGCATGTTAACGGTATTGTGAGGTAAAGTCCAAGATCCCTTACTTTGTTCTAGTGCATATCTCCAAGCAGCCCCGGATAAATCCCATGGGTAGTCTCCATACTTACCTACTCCACCGTCCCAATATTCATACACCGGATAGGCATAAACCGAGTGGGATATAGGTGTTTCATATGCAGTAGCTATCTTTAGGTTAAGGCTGGCGCTATATTCGGTAGATCCTATCTTATTAGATACAACATCATTAACCTCTCTATCGGCAAAATGTAAAAGTATCCTAGACATTTGCGGTACTTCAGATATATTATAACCTCCTATCTCTAACATCTCGTCATACCCTGCATTCGCAATCGGTACTTCAGTGTAGATAAATGTATCTTTATCGGGAAATATTTTATATACTGCCATATTATAATGTTGTTATTCTTCCTTTAATATCCTGTTCTGGGAATTTTACTTCAAATATACAAGGATCATAAGAAGGGTAAACTACGTTATTTCTTGTTGCTCCTTTTACATCATAACCGAAAGCACTATAGTTTCCTCCTGCTTTATTTACTACTTCTATATTCTGTATTGTTTGTACTCCTTTTACTTTATCTAAAGTAGAGTAAATTTGCGATAAGTTCACCGGTTGGTTAATTGTCCATTTGGTAATATTAAATAACTCTTGTAATTTTATGTTACAGTTAAGGAGCACATCTCTACCGCTATAATCTGGTCTCACTATAATATCGTAATTTACGCCAATATTTACTATAAATGCGTCTTTAATGTTTATAGAGTCTGTGAGTAGCATATACTCAGAAAGGTATGTTTTTAAATTCTCTTTTAATTTTACAGAGCCTTGAACTAGTTTTTTGTTTACATCGTAAGATAGTACATAAAGTGAAATAGCTAGTGGGTTATTGTCTAATAGAACTGAATCTACGCTGTTTGTGTTGGTTAATTGATCTTGAGTAGCATAAGCTTTAGCTATACTTCCAAATTTTCCAGGTAATGATAATGCTCTTACTGTGTAATCCTGTAGTGTTACTGCTCTATTTTGCTCGTTGAAAGCTCTTAAAGAATTTTGTCTTAATTCTTCTACAGTATCACCATCTCTTCCTCCAGCTGCTGGTTTAGGGTTGTTGTAGGTGAGTGTTGCAAATGATGGAGATATTGTTACATTAGATGCTACTGTGATTGTATTAGCAGGAACGTTAGCAGTTACTCCTCCACCTGTGAGGTATTTAATTGTTAATGTGGTATTACTAGGTGCGATACCGTAAGATTTACTATATAGAAAGTTAGATGGATCAAAAGCTCTATCTATTGTACTATCTGCATTATTATTCCCTATATTTAAATTTGACGGGTCGGGTAATATAACGGAATCATCACTACTATTTGTACCGGCTCCGAATTGAAGTTGTAAATACCCGCTAGAAAGAAACCTAGAAACAAATCTTCTTGGAACTTTTCTTAAACTTAATGTATGTGGTAGTCCATTAGATGTAGAAAAGGTAGCCTCTTCATCAACATAAATTGTATCTTGACCTAAAAAAGGAACTTCGTACCATACGTTATTATCGGAGTCAGTTACTTCTAATATCCTAACTATATTACTATCTTGAATAGTTATGGTTTTAAACTTTTCTACAGAAGTTATAGCTTGTGTAGTAGTTTTTACTTCTCCTGAAATAGCTTTAACTGTTTTAGTAAGTTTGTAGCTTTCTGGAAGGTTTGAATAATCTAAGCTGTTTATTATAACATCTGTTGGATCGAAAGAGCTTGAATAAGAAAAGTCTACTCTCTGTTCAATAATAAATGAAGTTTGTGAGCTATCGGTGGATCTTAGAATAGCGTTTGGCTGTAAAATTGCTGCTTGATCCCAGTTAGGGTTATAACTACCACCGGTAGCATCTATAATCTGTGAGATCTCGATATCGACTTCTGCTACTCCGGTTACTTTAGGTTTATATCCCATCATATATGCTAAAGCATATAGGTTTTTAGGGTCTTTAGCATAGGTTAAGTATGTTTCTTGAAGCTGGGTGTCCTGGTAAAAGGACAGTACATCTCCAACATAAGAAGCCATTTCGATAAACATCATACCGGGTGAGGTAGGAGAAAAATCGTTGTAGCTATCAGGAAAGTAGTTTTTAGCGTACTCCACTAATTGATTTCTAAAATCAGAAAAGTCTTTATTAATATACTTTATGTCTCTTTCTTCTGCCATTATTGGTCGATATTAATTAGAAGTTCATCTTCTATATTTGTGTCTGCTATTGTATACTTCAAATAAAACCTAACAGTATTAGAGTTCGGTGTAGCTGTTAGTTCAAATGTTTTTGGTACCACTCTTGGGAAGTATGTGGCTAAATCTTCAGCTATAATCTCTTTAATATCCTGTAATGTATCTTGAGTTATATTCTCAAACAGCATTTTTCTAATATTAGAGCCAAAGGAAGGGTTTAGGTACCTTTCACCTTTATTAGTCAAAAAATAATTAATTAGGTTGTTCCTAATAGCATCCTTAGTTAAGTAATTAGAATTAAATACAGCTTTACCAGAGAAAGGTAAATCTACTCCGATAGCTTTTCTAGGTTCTAAATCTAGAGGGTATATTTTTTGAATTTGAAATGCCATTATAGTCTATTACTACTTTTTTCGTTAGCTAGATCTAAAACCTTTTTAGCTTTTTTTACAAAACTTAATTGAGATATATCTAAACCGGGCATATTTTCCGGTGATGTCATTCCCATTTGATTAGCCATAGAGGAAGCGAAGCTTGGTTTCTGTACCATTGACGAATCAAAGTTCATAACATTCTTATACTCCTCTCCAGACATATTATTTTTAGTTTGATTTAACATCTCTTGGATTGGATCGTCGAACTTTAAATTAGTTGTCTTTGGTTTCATATCAGATAAGCCCATCATTTCTGCTAAATCCTGTCTTGAAGGTTTTTTCGGTGCTGACCATGAGGTCTCTCCTGCTATAGGAGCTGGTTGTAATCCTGTAGGTGTGCTAGCTGCTTTAACTGCTTCGTTCATTACTTCTTGTAACTCTTCCTTAACAGCGGCTCTCACTTCTTCTCTGATTATCTTTCTAAGTTGATCGAGTTTCATATATATAAATAGTTAGTTTATGGAAGTTGATTATCTATTCTAAATTTTAATTCATCTATTAAGACTTGCTCAGAGCTTGCAAAAGATAAAGGGCCTTTTATTACTATAATTCCTCTAAAATCTTTAGCTACTGCTTGTCTTTGTGGTACACTTATACCTGTCTCGGTATTTGTTACAATGGATATAGTGTATGTATTTCCATTAATATTGGAAGTATACTCCACTCCTTTTCCTTTTCCTCCGGCAGTTGTACCTGAGGTTCCAGTATTTTTATCCTGTAAACCTTCTAATATTTTTTTTCTATCTTCATCTGATAGATTTGGATTGGAAGCACATCTAGCCAGTAACCTTTCTATTCTACTAAGCTTAGTTCGAACTGGGGAAAATATACCGGAGGCAGATGATAACAGATCCTTGATAGCTGTCTGGTCATTTTCTAATGTGTTAATCATATTAGAAGTAAACGTTAGTAGTTGTGCTTGTGCCTGTATGACTCCTGTCGGTACTGAAAATATTACACCTATCGGGCCTGGTCCTCCAATAGTCGAAGGTAGCGGCATGTGTGAAAGTACCTCTACTATTATCTTACCCGCTTTGATTGGCTTATCTAATTTTTTTGGAAGTTTTTCTAATTGCCCTACTTGTCTATCTACCTTATTCATTAGACTGTTTACATTGTCAACAGTCTTACCCATTTGCTTTAAAACTTCAGGCGGCGGACATTGATTAAGTAATTCGTTTATAATTTCATTTACTTTGGTATTAGCATACTGTATAGCCATAGCTTCAAGATCTCCTATTTTAAAGGCAGCAAATTGAGCTAGTAAACTTTTAAATTCTTTTAAATATCCGTGTGGCATTATTCAGTGTATACTTTTCTGGATTTGAGTTGTGATTTTCCTCCGGGGTTAATTTGTGCCTCTAAGCTTTTCATTCCTGCTTCAAGTAATTTACCTCTTAATATTAAATTAGGGATAATTTTACCGTCTATAGTTTTAGCTTTTACTAAATCTTTAGCTAGTTCTTTTAAATTGTATAGTAATTCACTTAAAAACTGTTCTGTTGACTCCCCTAATAGTACAGGTTCGTATTCTTCAACTAAAGCTTTTTCCCCTAAGTATATTTTTTCTGCATCTAGTGCTATATAGTCTTTAGCATCTAAATTAATGTTTTTAGAGGTAACTCCGAAAGCTTCTTTACTTGAAAATAAGATGCTTTCTTCTTTTGAATTAAAATAAAGTCTTCCTCCATTCACAACTACTTGTGAACCTTCATACTTATCTGCTTTTATTGGAGCTTTCTTCCAAGCTTTTATCTTATCTCTAGCTTGTTTTAACGGAACTGTGTGATTAGAAACAAGATATATCGAAGATTCATCTTCGTTTATATCTTCTTCAATGTAATCAGAACCATTTTCAGTCTTCTTTTGGCCATTACTTATAATAGTAAAAGGATCTCCTTCATTAGATTGGTTGGTATATATATTCTTAAAATGTTTAGTACCAGACAATCGTATGGATTGACCTTGTCTCCCTTCTACTAAAACATCTCCTGGGTACGGCTGTAGAGGGTTTATGTTGTTTTTCTCTTTAAAGTCATTCCCTAAATCTACCTTAGATGTAGAAACACCGTCTGGGGAGGCATTATGGTGGGGATGATTCCAAACAGATATGATAGATATATAATAAAAAGTAGAACTAGTAGACTTCTCATTAGAAGACTCTTCGTCAGGAGCTGAGGTAAGAAGTACTATTTCGTTTACTAGTGGGATCGTTCTTAAAGTTGCACTAGAAGGAAAAGCAATAGGTAGTGTTTCGGTATTGTCGCTGTTTAGCTTTTTATCTACTGGTTGATATTTAATGGCTCCAATACATTTAGTTTTTCCGTACTTATTATACTCAGGATGAGTTTCATCCATAATCACATCGATGACACGTACAGGGATTAAAGCAAGGTTATTTGCCGGTAACCTGTTAGCTGAGTTTAAATTACTGGAAAAACTAGTTGATAGATTCATCCGTCTCTTCTTCTTTCTTAACTGATTCTAATTCAGCCTCTATTTGATTCTGTTCTTCTAACAAATCTTGTAAATCTGAGAAATCAAAATCACTTGCAGACTCACCTTTAGATTCTGCGCTTACTATCCTTTGAATGATTGTGGCCATCTTAATTAAAGCGTCGTCATTCTTTACACCTATCTCCATGTATTCTTTTATCATAGGGACGATTAAAGTCGCATCTCCTATGTTCTCTATTAGAGGTTTTAACTCTCTAATTAACCCTTGAACTTGTGATCTTGTATCTTTAGAGTTATCGTAGATTTCTCCGAAAAGATCTGATAGGGTCTTTCCATTAAATATTTCTTTATCTAAACTCATAGTTTATAGTTTTATTATAAATAGAGTTACAATGGTTTTCGGGAAAGAAGACCTAGATCGTAGTAATGTTGGTATTTTTCGTAGAAATTGCTTTTAAGTACATTTAATACTTTAGTTAGTTGCGGTGTTTCGCAATCAGTCATTTCTCTTATATAGATATATAAAGCTTTTTTCTTAAATATATCTAAATCGTTCCTTGTTTTAAATATAGTCAAAACAGCATCTGCTATTTTTAACTCATCAGATTTAGGAAATATATAATCAATTTCGTTATACATCTCTTCAACCCATTCGTCTACAAATGTACTCAATGTCCTAGCGTTAGAAAAATCTGGGTCTCCTGTTGTTTCATATGATTCTTCTATATCAGAAAAGGAACCTATCTGTTTTAGTTTTTTGTAGTTAATATTATTGTAGTTAATTAACCATCTTTTAACTATTGTACCAAAATAAGAATATGCTTTAGCTCCGTTCGTAGGATCGAACTTATCTATCTTCTGTTCAAGTAAAACAGAAACGACCTCGTGTTTGAGGTCTTCTATCCGCTCTACATCCGTGTAGTAGAATTTAAATGTATGTATTATATTTTCCGCTAATTTATAAAACGGTAAATAAATGTGGTCTGTAAATATTTTAGCTCTGTAATCGTGATCAGTTGATTGGTTATATTTTACTATATAATCTTCTGTTTCTGAGGTAAAGTAGTTAGCTTTGGATTTCTTCCTTGCCATAGTTTTCGGGGAGCATGTATTTGTCTAGCTCAGTCTGTATTGCTTGCATTTGTTTAAAGAATTCTCCAACCTCATCATCAGATTGAAATACCCCATTTTCATCTAACTTTGAAAGGTGTTGTTGAGATTCTGCTATTATGTTCGATATGTTCTGTAAGTATTTAGTTTGATCTAAGGTTATATCTTCATATTTCTCTACTTTTCTTAGTAGGTTATATATAAGATAAGATAAAATTCCGGAGAATACAACTAATACTGTAATTACTATGTACTGTACCATTATTATAAGTTTTTTAACATGTTAGTTAGACCTTCTGAAGCTTTTACCGGTCTTCCTGTCGAAGAAGTAATCTTTTCACTTTTTGGTTTAGTAGTACCACCTTGTGATTTCCACATATCATACTCCACCTTAGAAGCTAAAAAGTCAGCTGAATGTAAAATAGATATCAAAGCTGTCTTTTGTCTGGAAGATTCTTGATTGCTAAAGAAATAAGCTTTATTAGCATCGTCAAACACACCATCATGACATCTGATACCTAAGTATTCCTTTTGGTTAACTGTAACGCCAAACTTCTGAAGTAAAAATAGAGATCTGTCCGGTATAAGCATAAAGTCTAAATCAGGATTAGGCGTATACATCTCAGATAACTTATCTTGTCTCCATTTATCAGTTTGAGGAATATAATTTGGACCCTCTCCATCACCTATCTTACCTAAATCATGAAATAAAGCAGCAAATACTAACTCTTCATCGGAAAAGTCTACTATCCCACCCATTTGAAGGTAAAGGTCTTTCTGTTTTACGGCATATTGAACAACTCTATTAACATGGTCAACATATCCACCGGGAAAAGCATTATGGTACCAAGATTTACCGCTAGCAGGAGCCATAACGTAGATATCGGAAAGTTTTTCCAACATAGCTAATACCTTTTCCTTACGTTCTCCGGTAATATAGTGGTTAACAATCTTAATATGTTTATCCCAATTGCCTTGAATTTGTTCTGCTTGTAACATAGATAACCTTTTGTATTTATTAAATTTATATTATATATACTATTAATATATTATTATATTCTATTTTATTATTGATTATATAGTTATTATTTATATATATTTATATACTTATATATATTTTATTAATTATATAATATGAAGGTATGAAAAATAATTTAAAGAATCAACTACTCTACAATAAATTTTTGTCTGTAGTGGTTTTTTATTTGAGATTCCACTCCTGCATCCCAAAATACCTCCATATATAGGGTAATAGTATCCCCAATTGACTCTGGAGGGAATGGTCCAAGTACTCTTTTTGTGTATAGTTTTGAATTTCCCTTATCTGAAAAGTAAATTTCGGTGTTTTGTGCAACATTTACTTGAATTCCTTTGAATTGATTGAGTAAAACCTCTATTTTTTCACTTGGAAGCACTGTTCCCGACGAAGTTCTATCGGATCCGAATGGATTGTAGTAGTAATCCGGCATAACCAACGTATCACCAATCGTCCAGACTAAATTAGAATCAAATCTAGCAGTTACAAAAGGTGAATTATTGTAATGGTACTCCGGAGAAGTAGGTTCGGCATAAGCATCTACCGAGAAATAAGGCAAATACTCACGAGTCCAATCTAATTTCACATGGTAGTACCCATTCTCATCCGGTTGAACAGGAAAAACAACCCCTGCTTCACAATCTCCAGATGGACAAGTAGGAGAAAAGTCGTCGGAAGGTGAACAAGATAGTAAAGAAGCCGCTACTAATAGCAGAAAAACATTAAATTTATACATAACCTTTATTTTGTTTACTAAATATAAGAAGAAAAAAGCAGGTGTGCAACTTTTTGGGCGCTTTATATGGAAAATATAACGGCTACGCCGCCGCGCAAAACGCGCGAAGTTGCCACGAAGTTTTTAGTCTTGGAATACTTCCATCCTATAAGGTTCTCCTATACGTTCGATAACAGATCTTGCCTGTTCAATCGTAATATTAAAGAATTCCTTCTTTTTATTTACTCGGAAGCCTTGATTCTCAAGGTAGATATGTATCTCTTTTTCAAGATCATGTGCGTTAAAGCAAGGGTAAGCCCATTCGACCGAGAAGTCTAATGCGACTCCTGTCGCAGCATTGATCTGCTTAACTCTCTCCGAAGGTTTATTCTTTGTAAAGCCAATCTTAACAAGACCGGGCATCGTTTCATTAGAGAGGATGTATATCCATTGACAGTTAGTAATACCTTTTGGCATTTGTATATGCCTGGGTCGGTTGGTGTAGTACCTAACATCTTCCCATCCTTCAGAGGCCGGGTAATTACTATTAGTGGAAGGTGTTAATGTAAAGTGTGCTGCAGGGGTACCTAATTGGTCATCATTGCAAGCAATAAGCTCAGAAGCTTGATCTGGGGATATCTTAGTGACTTTGAATCCCTCTTGAGTTTTTGACATAATATAACCTTTATTTTGTTTCTATACATAAAGATAAGAAAACTATTTTAAAGTAACAACTTTATCTATTAAAAGTTCTCTAAAATTCTTTATAACCGAACATTTTTCGTATTCCTCTATAACTTCATAGTATACTCTTAGGTCATCTAAAGCCTTATATACATTCTCACTATCAAAAGCCTCTCCTATTGTATACTCATCTTTAAAACACCTACTGTCTATTTTTGTAAGGTATCTATATAACTTATTGTAGTATTTGTATTTTATAAGGTTCTTTACATTCTCATATTCTTCTGGATAGTTTCTTTTATACATCATATCCATTAGTTCAAAGTTCTCTAAACCTCTAAGTATCATTCCCATTAAAACAAAAGGATTGTCTAGAACATCTTTAACTCCATGCTCCATGTATACTTCTTCATCTCCTTGTTCGAAGATTGAGAATAATGTATCTTTATCTATTTGTTTCATCATCGATAAATAGTTCGTATATTATCAATATAAGAAGACACCCCCTATATACCGAAAAATTTTGCCAAAAAATTTCCCCAAGTATTTTGTGAAAACAGTTGGAAAGTAGAGAGAGAAATCGTATCTTATATTATAGAGAAACCGTACCCATAGAGGGATCAACATATATAGTAACACAATAGGTCTTTGACATAATGAAACAAGAATATAAAGACTGGTTTATACGAAATAGAAATATCGACCAAGAATCATATAATCGGCCAGATAGAAGTTATAAGTATACTAATACACATTACAGTAAAGTACCCTTCCATAAGGAATTAAAAGAACATATATACTCATTTGAAGGTATTGATATATCAACTGAATACGATACCTACCATATACACACATGGAAGGAAGGAGACTTCTTTAACGAACATATGGATAATAACTTTAGGCGTAAATGGGCGTATGTATGCGAGTTAAAACCCTCTGAATGTAATACTAAATTAGTAGTAAATGGCTTTGAGATGGAGGAAGGAGTGTTTAGTTCTACTACTCTACATAGACTTCCTAAGATACAACAAGGTACACGTATATCTTTGACGGTATTTGGTTCTACAATCTCTATTATATAAACAATATATAAATATATATAACCCTATATAGTGAAAAATCATCAGAAATATGAAACCAGGTATGGCGCAGCCGAGCCGATGCCCAACCTCTTAGGGAACTATACTGGCAGTGTTATAGCAAGGTGCCATCAAGGTGATATAAACCTACCCTACTAATTTCCGGAATCTCTCTTATACCTTTAACTTATTCTTTTTGATTAGGTTGTCCAGTACAGAAGAGAACTTATCCTTTAATTCCTTTATATCATCTAGACTAGCCATATTGTCTGTAGTAGGCGTATGTATGGTAGGAGGTCTATAGACTTTCTTTAGACTCTCTTTAGATGTATCAAGTAATAGCCTTAGAGCTACTGTATAAGACATATCTGGATATAACTCCTTTATGGTCTCAGCTACCTCTCTATCTATTTGTATAGTTATTCTTTCTTTCATCTATAGACTCTCTTTAGATTCTCTTTAGATACCCCACTCACTAGTATTAACTTGTTCTTTAAAAGGCTCTTCTACTAATACCATCTCACACAATGGAAAGTTATAAGCAGTTCTCTGTCTCATCATATCGTAAGTATAAGCCTTAGCCAATGTATTGGTAAATGACTCTATGTTCATACCACCTAAAGCCCATACCTCATTACGGTAAATGCTATAAGAAGGCTTACCCTCTTTGTATATGCTGCAAGAAATCCTATACTCCTGAGGTACGTTATTGTAATCTGTACCATAAGTTACAACGATGTACTCTTTGTCCTTTAATACCTTAACTGCGTTGATGATTGTCTTAGCTGCTTTTACTCTCTCTGAATAAGTCATAACCTTTATCTTTTTAATTATACCTTAATATAAGAAGAATATGGCAGGCCGGCAACTATTTGACCATATATTTTCTATAGAATTTTGAAAAGGGAAGGGAGGGAGGCACACGCCTGTACTTTATATATCTCATTCCATTCACAAGCCTTCATTATTCTACACACTCTATTCCTATTGATCTATATAGAATCTTTAGTTCTTCTTTAGTTGTCTTTAGGTTTCTATAGATAATCTTTAGATGTCTTTAACCCCATATAGCGTTGTCTCCATTAGGTATTATCTATACACTTACAATATGTTCTATACTTAAGTAGAAATAAGCCATTTACCCTCTATCTACCATATGTATCCTTATCTCTCTTATAGGTTCGTTAGGGTTTAATATGAAGTGTTCACCCAAATCACTAACTACCTCAGAGACAAGCTTTGCTTGTTATCACATATTTGTCCTTATTGTAGAATGTAAGGAAGGATGGTAGGACCTTTCGTGAAATATGCGCGTGACAACTTCGTTGTCGAGAGAGGAAAGCGCCCCCTCACTCCAACTCCGTCCTCTTCCACTCCTCTAAAATAGAATCTTCTATCGCTTTGTAAATCCTTTCATCATCCATCTTATACAAATACTAAAACGATTCCTAATACAATCAAAGCTATTATAGCAATGCCTATTATCTTAGCACTATCCTCTTCTTGCTTTATTGTCCTTCCTTGAGAGTTCTTCATTGTATAGTTCGTCTCAATCTTACCTGTCGACTTATCTATTTTAAATGTCTCATCTCCATACTTTACTTCTTCGTAACTACCTTCTTTCATAAACGTTTTATTAATGTTAGACTTTATTACTCTTCTTACCTCTCTTAGTCTTTTCATTACTCTGAAGACTATATGGTTCCTTCTTCAACCTCATCTCTTCTGCTACCTCTCGATAGATAGGAGATTCCATTTCACATCCCCAATAACTTCTACTCATCTTTCATTAGTTTATATGAGACAATTATATCCGAAAACCTAACCTCTTCAATTAGTTTCTCTAATGCTCTATCAAGCATTATATCTTCACCCGGTTCAATCATCGCTTCGATATCAAACAAATGAGTTAATAAATGTAAATGTGATTCTGAATCTAATGCTAATTTCTTCTTTGGCATGACCTTTATTTTGTATTATACTTTAGGAATGTATTTGAATTAAGTTATTTATATCCTCTCTCGATTGCCACCCTAACACATCATCAACCATATCACCCTTTTTATCAAATATTGCAACTTCAAATGATGAGTGTAAATCGGGTGAACCTAAATCTTCACGGGGTGTGCTATACATCCCCTGTCCTGCTACAATAGATAATTCTATGCCATTATCTAGCATTAATAATCCTTGAATTGCACCTTTTCCAAGTTGGTGTGCTTTCCAAGTAATGTCTTCGAATGTTTTAAATTTACTCATAACCTTTATTTTAATTTATACTATTACTCCTTCAACTGTAGTGCGAGTAATACTTAAAACACTAAGAACATTACCTGATACATTAACTACCGAACCATCTTTCATTGTCGTGTTCCATACCCCTCCACCATTTTCAAAATAAGAAAGTACTTTTGATTCTACTTCTGAATCGTATTTAGCTTCTACTACGTATTTTTCTTTAACCTTATTTATACGGTTTGTAAAAGCGTTCTTTCTTTCAACTAAAACTAATGCTGTGTAATAAGTCATAACCTTTATTTTTAATTTCTATACCTTAATATAAGAAGAAATCTAATACGAACCAACTTTATTTAAAGAAAAGTTTCGTTAAAAATGCGCGTGGCGACTTCGTCGGGGAGAGAAAAACGCCATTCCCCTTTCTACTCTTATTGTAATTTTTCGAATTCTAATGTAAAATGTTTATATTGTATATCATCCAACTGTAAATCTCCTTCTCCTATTCTCTTATAAAGTTCAATTCTGAAACCTGTCCAATATGCAACCCAACCTTCTGGAAGTATTAATGATTGTAGAGTAATTAAGTCCTCTTCTTTGTTCTCCTTCTCTAATGTTTGGAAAGCAACTACATAATACTCTCCTCCACCTGTCCATTTGGCAGCCTTTCTTTTGTGCATCCAAACATATCCTCCATTAATAAATTGCTTAACGTCGTTCTTTAATTGCTTTGCTTGATCTTGAATCGTCATAACCTTTATTTTTAATTTCTATACCTTAATTTACGAAGAATAACTCAGACGTCCAACTTTTTCATAACTAAATCCGTAACTTTTTTTATGTCTTCTACATCAGTAATTCCCATCTGATTGAGTTTAAATCTAACGATACCAAATCCTATCTCTCGAATGTTGAATGTTTCGAAGATCTCTTGAGCAATACGCTCATGGTTTAAATGCTTTGAACTAAATGCGATTGAATCTCTCATAACCTCTATTTTTAATTTCTATACCTTAATATAAGAAGAATATTAATACAAACCTACTACTATTTGAGGTTTTTTAAACCCCCGCTCTCATTGCAAATTGGCGTCCTTTTTTATTGCGATTGCCAGTTTTAATATTTGTGAATGTATTTTTTAATGAATCATCCATTGCAATTATTTTGCATTCAGATGCAACCCAACCAGCTTCTTTTATAGCGTTAAAGATTTTGCTTTTTGAATTCACAGCAATTAAATTAAATTTTAATTTTGAGGTGTTTTTAATTTGGTAGAACATAAAAATGATTTGTTTTAATTATTATACCTAAATATAAGAAGAAAGGATCGATCTAGCAACCCTTTCCCCATTTATTTTCCTATTCAAATAGACTTAATTGAGATGCTATTTGTTGAGGATGAACTCTATAAGCTGCTTGAACTTTACGAGTAGGTTTGAATCCTTCTTTAGACCAATCTGCTAACTCTCCATCTATTACTGCTAATGCATGTCCGGCAACTGTAACGATATAATTTCCTACTGGATGAGATTCGATAAAGCTTTTTAGAGTCTTTTGTCTCCAAATTACTTCTCCTTTAACCTTATATCTATTTTTGGTATCTCTTCTACCTAATACCGCTACCTCAAGCTTTTTACCTCCTAACATCATTCCTGCAGCTTCTGCTTTTAAGAATGCAGAGTGAATCATATAACCTAAAGTTCCTTTCTTCTCTCTTCTTCCAAATACATCTTTAGCTATTTGATGAGCTGTTTGATAATCTGTTTCACCTGCAACAGCTAACGCTCTTACAAAGCAGTCATTCTTTTCTGACTGAGCAAGTTGAGAATTA